TGCACTGCGGCCAATAACATAACCGCCTATACCTAATTGTAATAAGTTCCAGAATTCGTTTTCTAATTCTGGAATTTTTAAATCAAATAAAGGAGCTAAAAATTTTACATATATAACAATAAAGCCAAAAGCTAACATTAATATAGGCCTCCATGATCTTTGTAACCAATTACCTTTTGCTTCAGCTAAAATAATTTCCGTTTGCATTTTTTGCAACTCTAATTCTTTTTGTATTAGAATTTGCTTTATAACATTTTCAGCTTTTATTTTTTCTTCTTTAGAAGTAAATAATTTATCTAATCCACCTAACAAATCTTTAACAACAGTTCCACCGAACCAATCTATTATTTTTTTCATTTTCTTGATTTTTTACCAGAACATTTCCATCTTTTACGAGATAAATTGTTTGGAGTATTAGGATCACTTTGTTTTTTCTTAGATAGTCTTTTTTTAATTCCAAAACTACGTGCGCAATAAGAGTCTCCTTTAGACGTTCCAGGTTTTACCCTTGGACCGCCACCTCTTGCTCTACCTGCTTGTCCATAACTAACTTTCTTTCCAGAAGCTGTTACCTTTACTCTTGCCTTGCCTTTTCTTGGTTTTGCCATTATTTTTTCTTTTTAGGAACACAGTTTGGAACTTTTTTTCCGTTTTTGGTTTTAGTACCGTATGCTATAAATCCTTTCCAGCAGGGGTTTTTCATTTTTTTCTTTGCCATGATTATAAATTTTAAATATTACAATATTCTGTTGTTGCATCAAAACTTGGGCATGCCTTAGCAGCAAAGTCTCGATGGGAATGAATTTTTGCATCTGGATACATTTTACGTAATACATGCAATAATTCTAACAATGTTTCTTTTTGCTCTGGTGTCCTGGTATCTTTTGCAGGATACTTTCCTTTTGAATCTTTTTCAGATTCTACTCCTCCCACATAACAAATTGAAATAGAACTACAGTTCAAACCCTTTGTATGCGCACCGCATTTATTTATCATTCTGCCTGTTTCAATAGATCCGTCTATTAAAACTAAAAAATGATATCCTATTCCTTTCCATCCTCTTTTCTTATGCCATCGATCTATAACCTCAGCATTAATAGAGTCATCACCTTCTCTTGTTGCAGAACAATGAATAATAATTTTTTCGACTTTTTTCATAATTTATATATAAAAAAAAGACACAGTAGTTCTGTGTCTCTTATTTTTTTTAATTAAGATTAAGAACTTTTTATTTATTTTTTTTATCTCTTCTATCTTTATCTAACAAGTACCACTTTTGTGCGGTATACCCCACACTTAAAAGTAACAAAATAATTTTCAAGACCATATCAAGATGTGAAAAAGATAAGGCCAAAGACGTTGCATTTAATGCGTATAATTTTATATCTGACATGTTAAATTCCATATTACCAAATTGCTATACAATTGTTTTGAACAGGTGTGTCTGTACCAGTAGAGTATAATTGTAATACTTGAACTGGCAAGTAGTGTCCTATTGGAAAGTTTGTAAATGTTACAATACTTCCAGCTACTGTTTTTACTTTAACATCCTGAATTGATTCATTAAAATTCATTCCACCATCATTACTTCCAACATATAATAAACATCCTTCAGATGAATTAATTCTTGAAGATCCGTTTGGTCCTCCTAAAAATATAGTATATGTTTTTGAAGATGTAAAAATATCAGCGCTTAGTTCTAATATTGTTGTACTTTCTACAGCAACTACTGACGCTGATGTTTTATCAGCTGTATTATATACAATATCTCCGACAGAAACATTACTGAAGTCTTCGCTTGTATCTACTAATTTATCTGCTGTTGTTGCTGTTGTTACTCCAGAAAGCTTTGGTAAGTCTGGTGCTGGGATTGGTAATGTGTCACTGGCTATTACTTCTAATGCTACTCCAGTGTTTACCGTAATTTTTGGGTATGCCATTTTTTTGTTTTTGAGGGTTAAAAATCTCGTTTATTTCTTATAAGGAAACATTCTATTTAATGTATCCCTACGTTTGTTGCAACCACAATCACCTTTTGTAACTGTATCTACAACTTTTTTTATTCCTGTTGCTTTAGTAAATTTTTCTACTGTATCTCCAAATCCTTTTGACCTGTTATTTTTTTGCATTCGAGTATAATCTTTCATTTCTTACAAGTGCATAATTTATTTGGACATGAATTAACGCTAAATAATAATTTAGATACTCCATAGTTCCAGGCACATTGGAATTTACACCACACTGCCTGCATCCATAATCCTACTTTTACTAATAATCTTCCCATTGTATTCAGCTATTAATTCTGGTATATTACAAATATACAAATATTTATAAAAACTTTTTTAGTTCTTAGTGTTACGATCTAACCCTCTTCTTCTGCTGCTTTGTACAGCTCTTCTTTTTTTTGCAACCGCTCTGCGGTTTTTAAAATTTGTAATTAATTGGGTTGCTTTTTTCTTTATTTTAGATGTAGGGTTTTTCTTTTTATTTGGTTTAGGAGTTTCCTTAGTTTTATTTCTTGACCTACCAGCTACACTATCAAATTGGCGCTCCATCCTTTCCTTTGCTTTTTGAAATCGCACTTTTAACTTAGCGCATTGTTCTGGTGTATTACCAGTTACTGTCTCTCCATTAAAATTATAAGTACATTTTCCCATAAACTTAGTTATTTCTTTTTCTTCTTAACTACTTTCTTCTTAACTACTTTCTTTTTTGACTTTGGTCTTCCAACCTTAGAACCGTATGTTCCCATTCCTTGTGGCATAACTTATGATTTTAATTAATTATTTTATCTTTACAAATATAAAAAATTTAATTTAATGAAGTTTAAGGGAGTATATCCAAGAAAAAATACTACACGTACATTACCTGATCATGACTTTCTAAAATACTGGAGAGTTATAAGGTACTGGGTAAAAGCTAAATACGGACTTGGCACTCCAGACTTAGAGATGCTTTTGTTTTTATATAGCGAACAAATATTTAATAAAAGCCAATTCAAAGAGTACGAAGAGATAATGTCCTGGGACGTAAATCGTTTTAGTAAATTATTGAAAGAAGAATGGATTCATGTATGGAGAAAACGTAATGGAAAAGAAGCTACACTGTACGAGCTTACATACAAAACCAAAAGAATAATAAATACTATTTATAAGAAAGTTAATGGAGAAGAGATTGCTGAGAGTGCAGCTGTTAATCCATTGTTTAGAAACGATGCATCATACATGGATAAAGTTTATCGAAATATGATTAAGGAAATGAATAAAGAAATTAGAGAACAATAACTACATCTCGCTCCTGGATAATAGTATAAGGCTCCTCATCTATCAACATAGTAAATCCAGAATTCTTATCGTAGTAAATAAGATCCTTTGGTTTAACTACAGAAACATCTGTCCCTGGTTTAATTACAGATCCTTTTCTATATCTAAATTCATCAACGTCTGTTGCAGACAACAATAAACCTGAAGAGGTTTTAATCTCTTCCTCTATGGTTTTTATTACAATGTACTTTCCAACTGGTTTCATAATTTATTCTTTAGCTCGCGCGTGTGTTATTATTGCATTAGTTGTTAAAATAGTAGTAGCTACACTTACTGCATTTTCAAAAGCTGTCTTAGTTACTTTCAATGGATCTATAACACCCATCTTAAAAAAGTCTCCATAACTTTCAGTCTTTACATTGTAGTCCTTATTTTTTTCTATATGTTCATGAGGATAAATGTCTGAATATTTTTTTCCAGCATTCTCTAAAATTTGAACAGCTGGAGCTACAATAGCATCTGCCAAAATTAGAAACGCTGTTTTCTCATCATCGTTTACTTTAGTCATGAATACTTCTTCTATTTTTCTTTGACAATTTAATAATGCCATTCCTCCACCTTTTACAATCCCTTCTTCCAAAGCACTGCGGACAGCACACACGGCATCTTCAACTCTGTCATACTTTTCTTTTTGCTCTACATCAGAATTACCTCCAACATAAATAGCTCCAATAGATCCAGACAAACTTGCAATACGCTCGTTTATAAATTCTTTGTCTGCAACTAACTCTGTATTCTCCTGCTGTTCTTTAAGATCAGAAATTCTTTTTTCTATCTCTTCAGTTATTTGATTATTTTTAATAATAACCGTTTGACTTTTTCCTGAAATAATTTTATCTGCATGACCAAGATCTTTCATGCTCAACAGACTTAAATCATCTCCAGTCTTTTCTGAAAAGTATTTCGCCCCTACCGACAACGCAATGTCTTGCATAAGCTCGTGTTGTTTATATCCAAATTGTGGAGGTATAATATTACATAGCTTAAGTCCGTTACGCACCACGTTAGCCGCCAGGGTGTTCACAACATTGACTGAGCATGGACCAATGATGAGAAGCTTTTTGTTCTGCTGAATGATTGGCTTTAAAACATTTTCTATTTGTAGAATGTTACTTATCTCCTGGTCACAAACTAAAACCAACACGTCTTCTAAAACTGACTCGTCATTTTTTTGATTTGTAATAAATAAGTTTGAAGTATAGCCTCTATCAACTTTTATTCCGTTTGTAACAGTTGCATACGTCTCATGGTTTTGAGAACGCTCTACAGTAACTATTCCATTTTTACCAACCTTGCTATATGCGTCAGCAATTATTTTTCCTAAAACTTTATCGTTGTTTGCTGAAATTGTTGCAACATCCAGTAATCTTGCCTTAGTAATTTTTCGTGAGTTCTTTTTTAATTCTTTAAGAATAATTTTACTGAATTGGTTTATTGATTTCACAACCTCAGTTATATTATTCTCTTTATTTAAATTGCTTTCTCCAGCTTTTATAATAGCCTCGGTTAATACAATTGCTGTAGTAGTTCCATCACCAGCTGAGTTAGCAGTTCTACGTGCTGCATCTTTTAACATTTGAACCGCAAGGTTCTCTACAGGATCATCCAAAAAAATAGAGTTAGCAACAGTTACACCGTCCTTGGTAATTGTCATACCTCCGATATGTTCAGGTGATTCTATTAGAACCGTTTTTCCGCGTGGGCCTAACGTACTCTTAACTGCTTTAGAAATTTTTGTAATCCCTTTGATTAATTTATTTCGACCAGGTTGATCGAACTCAAGGTTCTTTGGAATGTAATTGCTCATTGTATTAAATTTAATTTAAGCAAATATAGTGAAAATATATTTATACTAAAATAAAAATGTAATGTCGAATGTCGACAAAAGTTCTCTACTTACTCTATATATATATTTCTATTCTTTCTTATATTTTTATTTATTATTATTCTATTAATTATTGACATAATCGACATTAATAAAATAAATAACTAATAATCAATAAGTTAGTAAAAAAAAGTCGACACAATAACTGTCATAAGAATGTCGATAATAAACACACTTTAAAATACAAAAATAAGTTACTGACATTACACTTACATTTTACTGACATAAATAAGTTACTGACATTTTACTGACATATATTAAGGGATCTAAATAAAAAATATTATTAAATTTTTTTTTCGGGTTCAGACACTTATAGGTTTAGGGCTATAGTAGCTTATACAGTCGTGTTGTGCTTACAGAAAGTCGTTTTTTTCTCAGCTTGTCAGAACTTTTCAAACTTTTTTGTTGGATTGTTTCAGAATTCCTTGTGACCAGCTCCAGCTCCAGTGCTGCAGCTCCAGTAATAGCTGCAGTATCTGTGCTGTACTGCTGTTGATTACAGCTTTGATTAGCTGCTCTGCTCCAGTGCTGCCTACCAGCACCCCACAGGGGCAAAGAAAAGAAGAAGGAGAGACCCTTCTCTTAACCCCAGTACGGATGTCACACACCCTAAACAAAACATAGTTAAAGCTTTCCAGTTAACATGTTAGTAATACGCAAGTAAAAGTATTAGAGAGTTTGTATAAAGTATATAAAGAGAGTTGAGTGCTGGACAACAGGAGTTACTGACAAGTTATTGACAAGTTATTTTAAATTTATAGTAGTTATATTAACATTATGTTGTATATTTGCCTTGAGGGGAAACCTCACGTTCATTGACATTCTGACCTAAACTACTGAGAATCAAGCAGTTACAACACATTATCTAAAGTGTTGCTTTAACTGTGCTTCACGCAGACTGCTGATAATCAATCACTTAACGATTCTGTTATGATTATCTCTCTATCCATATCTATCAAGCGAAGTAGTTAGCACCAAGGTGTTCATAGGTCTTACATAAAGTAAAAATGATTTCAAGGATAAAAGATTGGCATCCCTTAATTGAGGATTCTGTAGAGCGACTGACATCTCTTTAACCATCTGTGGATGGAGTTAATGTGCGAGCCTTGAGAGTGAAATTTACGACACTAATATCGGTATCTGATTGACAGACCAGCGAGAGCAATACTCGTACCGATAACTAACTTTTAAATTTAATTATTATGCAATCAACTATGAGTAAACAACAACTAAGTAACAGAGATGAAATCAAAGTGTTAAACACATTACTATCTAAAGCAGCATGCAATGTAACCATGACAGCTAAGGACAATGTATGGTCGATTAAAGTAAGCACTCCAGAGTTTACAATGACACTTAGATACTGGATGAATGTGTGTCCACTGGACGTACTAAGACACGGAGTTAGAACATGGGGTTTTTCTGTGACTAATGCAAGAGGTAAAAGTGTAATGTCAGCATCATCCATGGAACCACAGGTATCGGTTGAGATGGGAAGAATACTCGGAAAATACCAAGAAGCAAAAACCAAAAGCGATGCTGGTAAAGACTGGGCAGAGCTGGAGAAGTTCGCAGGTCTAAGTCTATAGTTAACTGATGAGTCCATATAGGACGAAACGCCGAGAGGCGTCTTAACTTTAAAATTCAACTACAATGAGTAAATCAAAAACAGTAATTAAGTATGTACGTATTGACTGTGCATTAATCAAGACAGCTCAAAAGCTGTACGAATTAGAACAAGTAAAGAAAAATGTAATAGCACTAAGCTATTTCGTAACATCTAATCCATTTTAATCATGAGTAACAAGCTTTTCAAAACAATCTCTAAAATAGAGACAGAAGAATATGTACGCACAGAAATCAACAAGTTAGACACGCAGTGTAACTTAGTACTGGAGCATATCGAAGATGAATATTTACAAGACGATGACCAGTGGTCAGAGCTATTTGATGTCATCAATGAGATGCAAGAGAAGATTACAGAATTACAGGAATCAAAACAATGGATATAATTAATCACTTAAATTTAAACACATGGAAAATACCAAAGAATCACAAATCAAACAATTAATGTCTTCAGTTGAACTTACAAACGTAGACTGGCAAGACCAAGTGGATAGCTTAAGTGCTGAAGACGTAGGACTTCTTATGTACAAGCTAATCGAGAAGAACGTAACTCATGATGCTACACAAAGACACATGATGTATGACGTGCTGTCGGCACTGGAGGAGAAAATTCTTTATACTCAAAAGAGTATGCTGGTTTTTCAAAGATTAACTGACGAGACTTAAATAGTCGAAACGCTGTGAAGCGTCTTAATCATTAAAAACTACAATTATGAGTAATTTAAACAAAGAACCAAGAACATGTATTATCACTGGAGCAGGAATGTATGAAGGTTACCTTCTGCACAATGATGAAACCATTAAAGATGAAACCAGCTTAGTAGCTTGGTTGAAAGAGAACTACAAAGAAGCATACACTGACTGCTCTGATGAGTTCATACTGGACGATGCACACGAGCAGGAGCTGTACATATGGACAGAATGGTATGACGAGTATGATGAAGAAGAAGAGAAGAGAGATGCTGCAGCTGACTCGATTACTAACTTCATGTACTTTGCGTATAACTTCCCAACTGGATGGATACAAAAAGCTTTTGGAGAGGGTACGTCACTGGCTAATCATATAGAGGCTAAATGGCAGAACCTCAACAAGAGAAATGGTCATGGTGGAACTGCTAATGTATTTAACCTGTTCATGGAGCTGTCAGAGGGCAATAGAGAGACTTTATGTACATGGGTAGCAGAGAACTATAGCTACAAGGTTTAGCACACGCTGTCAGACTAACTGGAATGGTTGTAAGCAAGGTTCGATTCCTTCTCCAGTATCAATGCAATAATGCAGATATTTAAAACTACAATTATGAGTAACAAAGACAAATTCAATCAAGTATGGGACGATGTAATGACCATCGCAACCGAGGAAGAAATGAGATTAGTATGCAGTATCAACGGAACAAATGTAGAGTCATTAGAGTCTATTATTTATGTGCGTGTAGGCTACAAAACACATGACCAGTGGGTGGAAATGGAAGGAAATGTGATTGCTGGAGTAGATTTCAGTGATAGTATTAACCAATTAAAACAACTATAATATGAAGAAGATTTTAATGTTTGTGATGTGTATGCTTATAGCTACACCCACGTTAACGAGCTGTGGAAGTTCAAAGCGATGTAAGACCTCCAAGATGAAGAAAAAATGGGCAAAGAATAACTACTGGAAGTCCAGTAAAAAACACAAAAAATCAAAATGGGGACGATGAGCATTTGGAATGACGAAACATTCACTTACAAAGTGGATGACATAGAGCTTGATGTATACTATGAGTATGCACACGCTGAACCTCAGACGCATGACTATTGTGGTAGTCCAGCTGAGATAAATATTACAGCTGTCACGCACTGTGGAGTATGCATATGGGACATACTTTCACAAAGTACAATTGATGATATTGAGCAAGCTATAACAGAGAGCAAAGAGTGAAATAAAAAGATCCCTAAACACACCTACCTCACTTCCAAAACGGAGTGGGGTTTTGGTGGTAAAAGGCAATAATGCCATAACTTAAATTTAATACAATGAGCAGTTATCAAGAAACACAAAAAGACAGAGATTTCAACAGAATCACTGAATTAATGGGAGACTATTTAGAGTCTCAAAAGAAAGTAAAATCATTACGTAAAGACTTAAATGAAGTCAGAGCTGCAGTCAAAGGAATACTGGACTGGAGTCAAAGAATAGGTAGTGATGAGATTTACGAGCTAAATCAAATAGTGACTTTTATTAATCGTAGTGCAATCAAAAACAAGTAAGCTATGAAAGATAAAAAACCAAGACAGTATCGTTCAAGACAAGGACGTTCTGATAGAAAATACAGCGACAGCATGATTGCAATATTTGTTGGAATCGTAGGTGTAGTAGTAACATTAATAATTTTAATATTAAAATAAATAGATATGGGATACAGTACAGATTTTAGAGGACAATTAGAGTTCAACAAACCATTAACAAACGACATGGTTGAAACGTATGAGAAGTTTGCTAATCAACGCCACGAGGATGGTTACCAGCCAAACGGAAAGCCATCAATATGGCTGCAGTGGGAGATAACAAAGCAGGACGGCAAATACTACTTAGAATGGGATGGTGGAGAAAAATTCTACGAGTACGTAAAGTGGTTAGAGTACGTAATCAAGTACATCTTTAAAGGATGGGGATTAAAGCTGACTGGAGAGATTGAATGGAGAGGAGAAGAGTGGGGAGACACAGGTACTATTGTTGTAGAGGATAATAATATTACAGTGATGCTACCAGCAGAATAATTACAGAATAGCATGGTGCTTGGGAGGTTCGATTCCTCCCTATTCACGACATAAGTCACATAACTTAAATTAAATAAAATGGCAAACAATTGTTGGAATTACGTAACGTTTAATGGAAACGCTGCTGCATTAAAAAAACTAAGAAACAAGTTCAAGGAGTATGATAAAACCAATTACTTCGTAGAGTTTGGAGACTTCGTACTGGACAAGGGTAAGATTGGAGTTACTCAAGAGGAGCTTGAGAAAAAGTATAAGGATTTTTACTACTACGGAACACGCTGGTGGGACTTTAATCTAAATGACTATCCATGTGATGATGAAGAAACTTTTACTGTTGCTGGAGACAGTGCATGGAGTCCTCCAGTAAGGTTAGTTAAACAAATATGTCAACACTACAGCTTAACAGCTGAGATGGAGTACGAAGAGTGTGGAGAAGATTTTGCTGGGATAGCTAAGTTTGACAAACATGGAATAACAGAGCATCAAGAAATGACTTATCATGAGTACAGATACCATGATGATATCAGTTCTTGGATGGACAACTTGTACTATAATTTCGAGGATGAAACCGACAGAGAGGAGTTAGAACACGCTATGAAAGAACATGATTATGCAGAAGAAAAACACATAAAAGAATTCATAGATATGGTGTTAGAAAGCAATTCTGTTGTTAATTCGTAACAAGCGTTTTTTAGGTATAACGGCGTATCTTTTTGGGTACGCTGTCGTATCTTTTTTAAAAAAAACAGTGCAGTTATGACATATTTATAGTACCTTTACAAACCAAGTATAATTAAAATTTAATCAAATTATGAGCATATTACAAAAACTTTTCGAGTCGTTTGACCCAAGCGACCCTATCACAAGAAACAACGCTATCCACATGGCTATGTGTCAAAATATAATAAACAATGTTGACGACGAAGAAAACACAATTGATGTTGAGCATGAGGAAGTAGAAGATGATTACCCACTGGGAATATAGTTAGCCATTAATCTGAATTGTAGTTGATTCAAACAATCGCCTCCATGTTAACGCATGGGGGTTTTTGTGGTACAAAACATAACGAAAATGGATATAAACAAAGAATACTGGACAACCACCAGCTCTGACCAAGGGAAGGTTGAAACGCCATCTTACTACGATGGTAAAAATAATTACAAAGCTATAGACGTAGTGACCAATTTTGATTTAAATTACAACCTTGGAACTGCGTGTACTTATATCTTGAGAGCATACAAAAAGCACGAGTCTCCGAACGAGGATATTCAGAAAGCAATAGATCACTTAAATTTTGAATTAAACAAACTAAAAAACCAATAGATGAAGAGAGACATATTTGATGTTTATGCTACAGCAATAGCAAAAAAATTTCATATCACATTAGATGATATGTTTACAAAAAACAGAAGACGAGATATTGTAGATGCAAGGCAGCTGCTTTATTATTTATGTATGGAGAGACCAATTAGAGTTTCCTACATAAAAAGATTCATGGAAGAGAACGGACACGCCGTTACACACTCCAACATTCTTTACAGCTACAAGAAAGCTAAAGAGTTGATTGATGGGGATGCTGACTTTCAAAACTTTATAACAGAAGTATTAAAAAAGTAAAATGTATAGTCTAAAAGAAATATTGAACCAAGCATCAGAACAGAGTCAGGCAGTTATAAATGACCAGCCTGTCGGTTTTAATGTTATAAAAAGAGGTGTCAAGATTCAAAAATTTAGTGACCGAATCGAAATACTAAATACTGGTAAGGGTGGTTCGTACTATAAAGAATGTACACCAATAGAATATTCTTATTTCTATGAATATGGTTGGAACGTGGGCTGTGTAAAATTAGGCATATCGAATTGTCTGCACAAGCTGGAGCTTATTGAGGCAAAAATCAAGAATGAAGTGAACACACGGAAAAACGACAAACACATTAAGAACTTAAAAAATAGAAGAGAAGTAGCTTTGAATAAGTATGCAGAGCTGCAGTTAAAATTAAAATCAATTATTAATTAAATTAAAATCAAATGAGTACAAAACAAAGTTATTTTGAAAAGCTTGTTGCAGTAAATGTAAAGAGCAAGGTAGAGAAAAAAGGTAACCTCGATTACCTATCATGGGCAAATGCGTGGGCATACCTAAAATTACAGCATTCCGATGCACAAAGAAATGTATACGAATCTCCTGAAACTGGATTAAACTGGTTCACTGATGGAGTTACAGGATACGTAAAGGTTGGAGTAGTAGTCAACAATATTGAGCATATTGATTATCTTCCAATTAAGGATTTTAGAAACAAGTCAATTACAGTTGACAAGATTACATCTATGGATGTTAACACAGCTATTCAAAGAGCAACAGCAAAAGCGATTGCTATGCATGGACTTGGATTAAGCTTGTATGCTGGAGAGGACTTATTAGAGACTACAGGACAGGATATTGAAAAAGCACCAGCAAAAGCCAGTGCCACTAAAAAAACTGTCACTACATACGAACTTAATATTGGAGACACGAACTGGAGCAAGGTGCTGACTTATGTTTCTAAAAACAAAGAGTTAGGGTTAGCTACAATAGTAAAGAATCTTAAGACCAAGTATAAAATTAGTGCTAAGGTTAAAACTGAAATCGAAAAAAACATAAAGGATGACTAAAGCAGATATACTCAAGGCTCTTGAGGATGACAGCAAATACTATGGAGAGTTTGGACAGCAATACCTGTCTAACTCTGATATAGGTAAGCTGCTCAAGAATCCTACGCAATTTAGAGTTAGCTCTGAATTTACAAAGCCCATGTTAGAGGGCAGATACTTCCATACTAAAATTTTAGAACCACACAAGTTAGATGACTTTCAAGTTGTTGATGTAGCGTCACGTAATACTGTACGTTATAAAGAGAAGGAGGCTGAAGTTGGAGAAATGCTTTTACTTAAAAAAGAGAAAGAGCATCTTGATTTTCTGTGTACTAAGATGACCTCCAACATGGAGATGTGTGACCTCATCTATGAGGAAGGAAATCAGTTTGAAGTTCCTGAGATTCAAAAAATAATGAATTTAGATTGGAAGGGAAAAGCTGATATTATAAACAACGGCAGCGAGTTAATTATTGACATCAAAACCAGTTCTGATATTGATAAATTTATGTACAGTGCAAAGACTTATAATTATGACAGTCAAGCTTACATTTATCAGAGACTGTTTAATAAGCCTCTTGTATTTTTTGTTATCGACAAGAGAACTGCAAGACTCGGTATTTTCGATTGTTCTTCTACTTTTTTGAAAGGTGGACAGGAGAAGGTAGAGAAGGCTGTTGAAGTTTACCATAAATTTTTTAGCAATGAATCAACTGAAGACATCAGTGCGTACATACATAGACAGACTCTGTAGACTGTTTAAGTTAACGCCAAAAGAAACTGTTATGTGGATAGAAGTTCCAATGTCCTGTAACAGCGTAGAGCAGAAAAATAAAATTATGCTATCTACATTAAACCATATGGAGCAAACAATTAAAATTAAAATCAAATGAGTGAACAAAAAGAGAAAATTTACGTAGGAAGTGGAAAGTCAAAGTTCGATGGAGACCAAGTGGCTGTATCGGTATGTTTAACTGATCTTCCGAAAGAGTTTATTTTTGAGTACAATAACAAAAAGTATGTCAAGCTTATTGTACAGAAAAAGAGAGAGGCTGACCAGTATGGAAAGACTCACTACGTAGCTATTGACCAGTTTAAGCCTGAACAACAAGTAAAAGAAGAGGTAAGCGACGGCCTTGACTTTTAAATTTACGGAGCGATAAGACGAAGGGGCTTTTGCCCCTTTTCTTTGCTTCAAACTGTGACGAATGTCACTTTTTGGGGGTTATACTGGACTCTATAATAAAAAAATTAAATCAACTATTACTTATCTATATTTTTAACATTATTATTAACATTATCAACATTAAATAATATAAATAGTTAAATATCAGTAAAATAGATAAAATTAAAACGACATAAAATCGACATAAAATGGACATTACAATATTTAAAGACATAAAACAGACATCACAGCCCTTCTATAGAAACATAAATTTAATACTCACAAGGATACAGGACGGAGCTTCAAAAGATATAGTAAAAAAGATTAGAGCAGAGAAAGACAAAGAAAACAGAAACATTTTAAAACAAAAATTACCAGCAATTTGTTTCAGTGGCCTATTTTCTAAAAGAGCTGACAATGCACTGAAGGAACACAGTGGATTTATCTGCTTAGATTTTGATGGTTACAAATCAAACAGAGATTTGCTGCAAGAAAAAGAGAGGCTATCAAAAGATAAATACGTGTACTCTGTATTTATTTCTCCAAGTGGAAATGGATTAAAGGTACTGGTAAAAATACCACCTATTCAAGACAACCACAAAAGCTACTTTTTAAGCCTTCAAAATTACTTCGATAGCGAATACTTCGATAAGACCTGTAAAAATGTCTCACGTGTCTGCTATGAGTCTTATGACCCACTAATTCACATTAATGCACAATCAAGTTTATGGGATAAAATTGAAGAGCAAGAGTACGTAGAAATAAATAAGCACTCAGATATACCTACCATCCCTTTAACAGATGAGAACAAGATAGTAGACATACTTGTAAAGTGGTGGACTAAAAAGTACCCAATGAATGAAGGGCAGAGAAATAACAATGCTTATGTTTTGGCTGCAGCTTTCAATGATTTTGGAATTTATAAGTCTTTAGCTGAGTCACAGCTAATGAACTACAGAACAAAAACATTTACAATATCAGAGATTAAAAGAACTATAGACAGTGCATACTCACAGAAACATAATCACGGAACTAAGTACTATGAAGACGAGGACAAGGTTAACAACGTGAGAATGAAGTTAAAACGTGGTGTGTCAAAAAAAGATATCAGAGTTGAGCTTGAGAACTCTGATGTTGAAACAACGACAATAGAGAATGTCATATCAAGATTAGACCAAGAAAATGCAAACAATCAGTTTTGGACTAAAAACGATAAGGGTGTCATAAAAATAGTACACATTCTTTTTAAACAATTTTTAGAAGAAAATGGATTCTTTAAATTCAATCCTGAAGGCAGTAAAAATTATGTGTTTGTGAAAGTAACAAACAACTTAATAGACCACACTTCAGAGAAAGAAATAAAAGATTTTATTCTTAATTATCTGCTGGAGGTAGATGACCTGTCTGTTTATAATTATTTTGCTGAACACACACGTTATTTTAGAGAAGAGTTTCTTACGTTACTATCTTCAATAGATGTTTACTTTATAGAGGACAATAAAGATACTGCTTACTTGTACTATAAAAACGGAGCTGTTAAAGTTAAACATGACTCTGTAACAAGGATTGATTATTTAGACTTAGGAGGATACGTTTGGAGTGATCATGTAATTGACAGAAATTTTCAACTATGTGATGGAGATGGATGTGACTACCAGCAGTTCATTACTAACATATGTGGTCAGGATGAAAGCAGAATAAAATCTATGAAATCTACTATAGGATATCTTCTGCACCAATGGAAAAATTTATCCTACTGTCCAGCTGTCATTTTAAATGATGAGGTTATTTCTGATAATCCTGAAGGTGGAACAGGTAAAGGTTTATTTATGAATGCACTAAGCCACATGAAGAAGTTAGTGTTTATAGATGGTAAGTCTTTTAATTTTGAGAAAAGCTTTGCTTATCAGACTGTTAGCGTTGACACACAGGTTTTATGTTTTGATGATGTTAAAAAGCATTTTGATTTTGAAAGATTGTTTAGTGTTATAACAGAGGGATTGGTGTTGGAGAAAAAGAACAAAGATGCTATAAAGATACCATTTAGTAAGTCTCCAAAAATTGCCATTACAACTAACTACGCTATTAAAGGCCAAGGTTCATCTTTTGCCAGGAGAAAGTGGGAGCTGGAGTTAGCACAATACTACACTAAAGATTTAACACCATTAAAAGAATTTGGTAAGCTTATGTTTGGAGAGTGGGATGATGAAGAGTGGTGTAAGTTTGATAACTACATGATTGGATGCCTACAGCAATACATGATGCATGGACTGATTAAATCAAAGTTTGTAAACTTAAAAATCAGACAGCTATCAGCTGCAACCTGTCATGAGTTTTTAGAGTGGTGTGGATTGATTGGAACTAACAACATAAATGAAAAGTTAGCAAAAGGTTACAAGGTTTATAAAAATGATTTGTATTTAGATTTTGTAGAAGACAATCCTGATTTTGCTCCTAAATCTAAAATGACTGTATCAAGAACTAAGTTTAATAAGTGGTTGGAAGCATACTCAATGTTTAAGTATGACTGTAAGCCTGAAGCTGATAGAGATTCTGTAGGTAGATGGTTACGTTTTAGAACAAAACATGAGTTAGAAACTAACGGTAATTTTGATTTTTAATATGGAGTTTAGAGACTATCAAACATCAATAATAAATAAAGCCAAACCTTTGTTGCAAAAACATAAATTTGTTTATCTTGCGATGGAGGTACGAACTGGTAAAACTCTCACGAGCTTGGGTGTAAGTGCGCTTTTGCCAGTATCGAACCTCTTGTTTATTACCAAGAAAAAAGCCATAAGCAGTATTGAAAGTGATTATAAACTTCTTAATCCATCATACAGCATTACAGTTATAAATTACGAGTCATTACATAAAATAGACCAATTAGGTTGGGATATGGTAATATGTGATGAAGCTCATGGCATGGGAGCATTTCCAAAAAGAAACAAAAGGTCAAAACAAGTTCGTTCTTTGATCTTGGAAAACGACCCTTTTGTAATATTCCTGTCAGGAACACCAACACCTGAATCATTTAGTCAAATGTACCATCAGGTTTCTGTAGTTCGTAAGCATCCATTTAGTGACTATGTAAACTTTTATAAGTTTTCTAAACAATACGTAAACGTTAAGCAAAGAAAAATCAATTCTCTTTACATAAACGATTATTCTGATGGCCTACAAACTATTATAGACGAAATGAAACCATATACAATTTCATACACTCAAAAAGAAGCTGGGTTCAAAGTTAATACCAAAGAACATGTATTAGAGGTAGAGATGAATTCAAGGACCTATGACCTTACAGCTAAACTAAAAAAGCATTTAGTTATTGAAGGTAATAATGATGTTATATTGGCTGACACACCAGTAAAGCTCATGATGAAACTTCATCAAATGTATTCTGGTACTGTTAAATTCGAGTCTGGTAACTCTATGATATTAGATTTAAGTAAGGCACAATTTATCCATGACAATTTTGCTGATGTACAAGTAGGAATATTCTATAAATTTAAGGAAGAATTGAATGCACTAAAAGAAGTTTATGGTAAACAATTATGCACAGAGCTTGAAGAATTTAATAGTACAGATAAAACCATAGCTTTGCAAATAGTAAGTGGAAGAGAAGGTATATCTTTGAGGAAAGCTGCTTGCTTGGTGTATTACAATATTGATTTTAGTGCAACCAGTTACTGGCAGTCAAGAGATAGAATGACAACAAAAGACAGACTTGAAAGTGATGTCTATTGGATTTTTTCACGAGGTGGTATTGAAAAAGATATCTACAAAGCTGTAACTAAGAAAAAAGATTATACGCTAAGACATTTTAAAAGAGATCTATTGTCCCTATGAAGTTTATAAAATTTTTTTTAATTTGGTACAGTCAACAAATGGCGATACCTTTTTGGATAATTGGACACGTACATTTACACTTTGCCACCTGGCATGACCTATATGAATACGCTTTGTCTATATTTTTACACGTTATGGTTGCGGTTGGCTTTTGGATTGATTGGAAACAAAACGGACATGACGGAACAACAGATACAAAACAAACGAATAAAAGAACTTGAAGCTGAAGGTTATTATGTTATAAAACTCAAGCTTACAAATAAAAATGGTATTCCAGATTTAATTGCTTTACCTCCAAATTGTGACGTGCTTTTTTCAGAAATAAAAAAACCAAAGGGAGTTTTATCAGAGCTACAAAAATATAGATTAAAAGAATTAGAAAAGCATGGGTTTAAAACCGAAGTATATAAAGGATAAAGGATATGAGGTTGAAGATGATTTTATTGATTCTTTATCTGAACTAAGTGATATAACTCTTAAAATACTTATATCTGACTATATAGACAACAACCTAAAAGAGTACCCTATAAATGAACTTACAACATACGTGGTTGGTGGGGTTGTAATACATAGAGATGAACCAGTATATTTTGCAATAGAAATTTTAAGGTCTGCTGGGGAGTTTCTTACACTAACGGATTTTCACATCATAGAATCTGATGAATACTTAGATTTAATAAATTTAAAATCATATATAAAATGAAATCATCTCTTAAAGAAAAAACAATAGAGGCCATAATCCTAAATGTAGAAGAAGTACTGGGACTGGACCCAAGGGTAAATACAAGAAAACGTGAGTATATATTTGCAAGAGCTGTTGTATACGATATTTTACGAAAACATTTGCGAATGAGCTTAACTGATATTGCAAAAGTTTTCAACAAAAACCATGCAACTGTATTGCATAGTCTAAAACAACTTCCTTACATAATAAAATATGATCCTGACATACAACTTTCATACAACAATATTGTAAATAATTGGCTTGAAAATGTTGAAAACTTTGACTCATTACTTGAGTCTGATTTAAAAAACAGAATAAAATTTCTCGTAAATCAAAATAAAAAGTTAAATTTGGAGGTAAGTGACTTGAGAAAGGAAGTTAATCACTACACTGGTAAGTATAAAAAGTTCTATAAACTGGTCGCTGATATTGAACATAGAACAGGAAACAATTTTTCAGCTTTTGAACGAAAAGTAAATACATATTTAAATGGATTATAGCGTAGAAGACATAGATAAAATTTTAAATTATAAAACTTGGTCTGACAAAAAGAAAATTGATACCCTTTTATTTATAGACTGCTGTCTTTACACAAACATGGGTAAAGAATCCACACAAACAGAACGACACGCTACTAAAGTCAAGTCAAGAAAACTTTATAGAGCCATTGGCAAAATAAATGCAGCTGTAGGAAAACAAATACTTAATTCCTTAGATTAATGTCAAACCCTGTTTCTGCTGATGACATTCAAGCTATTACACATATCAACTATGTGACTAACAACTTGCATTCATTAACTGATAATATTTACGAAGACTTAATGGACAGGGATCACGAGGCAGCTAAAAAAAAAGCTAAAAATATTATCCAAACTATGAGTGAACTAATAAAATCTTTGTCAGATGAAATCTAAAACAGACACAAGACCTTCTGTTATAAAAGAAATATTAAGACTCAAAAAATTACCACAGTCTTCTAAAATTGTATTAAAGATACAGAAACTACAACAAAAGTTATGAATAAAGGAATAGCAACAGAATTACAAGATTTCTGTGAAACTATCGCACAAAGATACTCGAATGTTAATAGAGTAGGAAATGTAAATAATGAATCTTTTTCGGTAGAAGAAATTATACCAACCTCAGACCACAGCGCATGTGTAAATTTTTCAAAAACAGGAGGTAAAGTAGCTGTTGCATTTTTCTACTACATAAATAAAGGAAAGTCCAAAGGATGGAAATATTTTTTCCCAACAGACTCTCACGTAAATGGATTTCAAGCGTTTTTATATTATAAACTGGAAGCGGAGCGTAGAAATTTCTCTAAGAATTTTTAGCTTTACACTTAGCCCAATGTATTTCAGCACACTTCTCATAGTCTTCCCTGGACTCAAAATAATACCTAACTAAATCGTATACATCATCATCCATTACAATCACAGCTCGTGTAGGGTCGAACACTAATTCAACTTCATCAAACTCTTCCAGCAACGTGCTAAAAGAGTCTTTGCCAGTCAAAATTCTATAGCTTTGCAGCATACAAAGGTGTTCGTTAAAGGCCATACATTTTAATTATAAATCTGATCAAGAAGCTCTTTTCTTAAACGTTTTTGTTCTGCTTTAGCTTCTTTCTGTAATTTAAGATAATCTTCCATCGGTCCATCTTCATTAGTGTCTGGGTATAGTTCTGGAAAATATCTTTTCAGTTCAGTTTTCGTTAACTTTAACCCTTTACTTTTATTTCCTCCCTTTTGCTGGTACTCAGAAAAATTAAAAAGTTTTAATATGAACTCACCCATAGATTTTGAGTCACCAATTTCAGAAAAGTTTTTCATAAACTTTCTTAATTGTGGTGCTGGTATACCTGTAAGGGCAATTGCTTCTGCCATGAATTTATTCATAGCTTCTTCTTTTTTTACACCTTTTGCTTTTTGCGCACGCATGTATAAATCTGCCAACTGTGATGTTTGCCCTAAAATTGGAATTGTTGATGGAGTTTTTGCCCAAGGCTTACCTAACGCAACATCTTTAAGGGTCTCGGCTACTTTTCCTATAATAAACAAAGCATTTAAGTTACCTAAAAGAGCGGCTATTCCTAAATCTTTTTTATCCTCATCATTCATCCCTCTTAAAAGACCTGGCAATCCAGCAGACACCCACTGAAAAACCACTGGCATCACCACATGATACACTGCTAAACTTCTTGCAGATTTACCTAAACTTTTCCAGTAATTTAATTCTCCATTATCTTTTATAACACCTTTACCCTGCTTACCGCCACTTTTAACAATTCTATACATGTTTCTTGCTGCAATAATTTCTCTACGGAAATATTGTTTTGGAGTTGTCAAGAACATATTAAAGGCTCTTATAAGCGCCCCTTTAGTTTGAAAGTAATCTTTATCTTGTAAATCAGATGACTGTTGAGTTCTTAATGTGTCAGCTTCAAACTTTTTTATTGCATGATCAATAACCTCTTGTTCTGAAGCTTCAGGGTTTTTCTTTTTAAATTCATTTTTATAATATAAGTAATTTGGAACACCACCAACAAGTATAGCGCCTTTATCCCCTGTCATTGTGGTCCACATTAAAATTTTACTAATCTTGTCTTGCTTTGCGTTTGTTAATCCAAAACGCTCTAAAAGACCACCATTCATTTTTTCAAACTTTTCATCAGCATATGTCTCTACAGCTCTTTTAATTGTTTGTCCGTACCTGTCTTGTAGAACAATTGAGTTGTCCAAAACTTCGTTTACTAATTTTTTTGCTTGAGTCGTACTCATGGCAGCATTTTTAACCCAATTTATATAACCAATGTCATTTCCATACGTGATGAAAGATGTCATTTGTTTTAGTATAAGTGTTGGGTTTAAACCTAAACGAGATAACAAAAATGTATTATTAAAGGTATTTATTACTTGTATTTGTCTTTGTGATTGTATTCCCTTGTTTGCTATTTTTTTTATAGAATCATCAATGTATGTGTAAATAGTAGAACCAAATTTTTCTTTAATGGTTTCTTTTATCATTGGTGATGAAAATATTTTATTTATATCTCTTATAGCAACACCATATGCAGCAAAATACTCCATGTCTTTGGTATAATTAAGTAATGCATCTACACCATCTACTTTTTCTATTGGATTAGTATTTTGAACTCTTACTTTAGTACTGGCAGAGCCAACGTTTGTAATCCATGATTGACTGTCGGCTAATAAATCTAAAGCTTCCATGTCGTTTTCGTTTTGGCGATACACACGACCAGCATAGTTTTGATTCCAAGGCATATCAGTCCTGTAAATTTTCTTGTAAGTATTGTTGTAGTGGTCATAAGAAGATGGGTAATAATCTTTTATCATCCACTCAGATAAGTCTTTTAATCTTTCATCTAATTTATCTGATATCTCTTGCTCTATTCTGCTCTTAAATTCATTGTCAAACACTATATTTCCCTTTCTTGTAGGATTAAAAGTGTTTATCATGCTCCCTTCTAAAGAAGGATCTTGCATCTGTGAATAATAATAAAGCAATTGGTTTTGACTTAGGTTTACTGTGTTTTGATCAATCTCCTTTTGTATTGAATTAATTAAAGCTGTTCGTTCTCCTTTCTTTAAAGTTTTATTTTCTTGAGCTTCTTTCAATTGTCCTTGAAGTAAATCATCTTTGACCTTACTACGAACAATAGATTCAGTCATCTGAGAGTTTTTTCTGTTTATGTTAACCCATTTGTTGCCAAATAATTCTGTCATTTTATTAGAAAGACTTAATTGCTGTCCAATCATTCTTGACTTATAAACTCTTGAAGAAGAACGTATTTTTTTCTGTGTAAGTTCTTGAGTTGCGCCTTCAAATATTTCTCCTGGTTGTGTAGATATTCTGTCTATTAAACCTGTCATATCCTCTGCACTTCCAAATAACCCTTGCTCAATTTTAGTAGCTAAACTATTTAGTGAACCTTTGAATCTTTTTATAACACCTTCTACTTTTAAGCCACCTGATTCTTTAGCATCAAGTGAAACATCTTTTTTAATTTTTTGAAACTCTTCGTTTACCATAAACTCAGTAATTTCATTCTCAGGTATACCTTGGTCAATAAGTGATTGTTTTGCATCAATATCTATACCTGTCATATCCTTGTATACAGCTCTCTCATTCTCTCTGTATTGTATAGCGTCTTGTAGTAATTCGTACTCAAAATTAGCTTTCCCAGACTCTTCTATTTGTTTTAAGCTATTGATTACTGAGCTTAACTGAGTAGTTTTATTAGAGTCATTCATGTCTTGAGTAAAAGATGTGTTTATCTGCATAGCTAATGTAATTTCAGCCATCTGCTGTAAATCACTTTTACTAAATGTAGATTTAGTCTTACGACTTTTTTTATCTTTTTCGTCTACCACCTCTTCTGTAGAAACTTCATTATATAATTTTAAAAGTTTTTCATTGGCTTCCATTATTTGATCGCCAGTTGACTTAGGGTTCACTACTAATTTATTGATACGATTTAACTTTTTACGAGTTTCATTATCAATTTTAACACCTTTAAATCTACCGCTTTGAATAGTGGTATAAGCTTTATCAAGCATCTTAAATAAAACACTCTCAAGTCTTTTGTTTGTTTTTGTAGTAACTATTTTGAAAACCTCATCTTTAACTGATTCAAAGTTTGTAGCGTTTACTCTATTCACTTTATCAATTAAATCAGTTATTTCTTTTTTAGTATATAAATCCCTTGGTAGTACTGTTCTTATGTAATTTCTTAAAGCTCTCTGAACACCTTTAAGGTTTCTTTCTGTAAACTTTATGTTTTTTATTCTTCTGTTTATTGCTGCAATACGTTTAGGATTAGCCTTTAATGGATCAGGAAGCAGTATGTTTAACATATCACGCTCCATAGCGAGCTGCTGGGATGTCTGTCTTTTGCCTTTTACCCCTACGCTTTTGTATCCTGGAAGCGACATAAAATAATCTAAAACTTTCAAATTAATTTGTTCGTCAGTCAGCGGAACTTGTTTTGTCTTTCTGTTTTTTGCAACTCTATCTTTAATTAAATTATTCTTTTCAACTAATTTTTTATAGTAAGTATCAACATCTTTCATTAATTTAAGACCAGCCAGAAAACCACCTTTTATGTCATTAAAACTTGTAGGGTATTCTCTAAACATGTAAGAATCAAAAGCTTCGCTTTCTAAAACTTTGAATGCAGCATTAATTTCTTTTGCACTATAAGCACTTGCTGTTTTACCATCAACCTTTCTTTTTCTTCTCTTTAAATAATCTTTTATAGCTGCATCTTCAAAACCTCCTTCTTCTCGGCCAGCTATTATAATTCTAAGCAAATCGTTTTCATTATCCATTGCCTGCTGACGTCCTTTTCGTGTAGGATTTTTTACAATACGTTTATTAGGACCAATGACATATACGCCACCACCGCCTCCATAAGCGCCTTGTTTAGCTCTTTTCGCTACATATCCTGGACCAATTCTATTGAACTGACGTTGGATGTCAGACACCATAGCTTGAGCGCTATAGAACCCACTTGCTGGCATTCCAGTTTGATCTTTTACTTGCTGTTCAGTAGACTGTTCCCTGCCTTTTCTTGAGGGTAATTTTAACATACTTTGCTTTGTAGAAAAATCCTTATTACTTCCTTTATTCTCTACAAACCCCAGGCCTTTATAAAATGATTTTAATCTTTCAACAGATGTAGCTCCGTAACTTTTACTTGGAGTCAAAGCTATTGTTAATCCTCTACTATCAGCAAAAGAAATAACTTCTTTCATCATTTTAGTTCCAGTACCTTTATTTCTTTGGTCCTCGCTAATAATAATTTTGTCCAGTTCTAAAAATCCTTTATTTTCATATATATCTAAAGTAGCATTGTATTTACTTTCTAAATTAGACTCTAATTTAGAAGCGGTTAATTGTTCTCTACCTTGTCTTATTTCAGAACCTTCAACTTTTATATTAGATGGAACTTTAGCCGTAAACTGACCGCCCATTGCAGATCTTGCAGCAGCTGGTTTAGTTCTTTTACCTAAAGGTGTCTGATTAGCTTCTTTTGATTTAGGTTTTGATTCAGGATATACTTTTCTAACATCAACCCCTCTGTTAAATACCATAAGTCCCTTTCCAGGGATTGCCCAAGGGTATGCAGGATGATAACCTGGCTCTCCTTTACTTAACTTAAAAGGCTTACCATTTTTTTCAAATTGAATTGCAGATACAATATCTCCATATCCAATGTTAGATAAAGTTGGATCGTTAACAACATCCGATGTATTTGTTGGAACAGTTTTTAAAGGAGAAAAAGGAGATATATTAAACTTCTCATAAGAATCTTTGCTAAGAAATTTTTCAGTAAACTCACCTCTTTGTTCAAAATTCAAAGGTGTTAATATTTCTGATAATTGTTCTAAACTATTTATTTGAGAAGGGAAACCTCTTTTACTCAATCCGTTAGCAACTTTTGTTAATTTTAATTTTGTATTTATGTACGCAAGCATTTCTTGAGGTGATGCACCTTTTTCTATGGCGTAATTAATTTCACTATTTATGTATTCTAAAAATTGCAAGTTTCCTGTAATTCCGTTTTTAGCTTGTGACATAACAAGACCTACACCATCACTTTCGTTTACTTTATTTAATACCTTATTAGCAGCACCTTCTGTAGAAAAAACCCACGCGGCTTTACTACCTGCAGCTTCTGCCCCATAAGGGTATAAAAACCCACCGTCAAATTTAAATTTGTTTCCAGATGGAGATTCAACCTCACCATAAGTTGCTTGATCAGCTGCAAAAACAAATGCATTTGTACCGCTTAGTTCGTTAATAGAGCCACGTTTTATTGAACCCATATCAATACCTCCTCTATTTATTTGAGACTCTCTATTCTCTCTAAAATCAATAGAAGGCCCATCGTCTTCTATTTCATTTGGAATTACACCATCTGCCTCTTCAACTAAGGTTCCTTGTTCAACTATAACATCTTCATTTATTTTATTTAAAACATCTACATCACCTTCTGTTATTTCAGTACCAGTTCTAACTTTTTTAGAAAATGCATTCATAAAATCTATAACTGACTCGTCTGTTTTACCAAAACCACCAGGGATTGTAACGCCTAATTTGGCCGCCATTGATCTTATAAATTCTATAATTTTATTTTGTCCTGGCTTCTTTAATGTTTTATATTCAGTAGCCATTAAAGAAAATAACTCTGCTAACTTCTCTTCGTTCTTAAAGTTTTCATCATAATTTTTAGCAAAATTATCTATTCTTTTAGCTAACAATGATTCAGCTGGTAAGGTTTTTCTTACAGAGGTTATTAATTTCAAAGCTGCTTGTTTAGCTTGAACGTCACCACCAGATATTTTATCTAAAAATACCGCATGAAAAACTTCGTGAGCTACTGTGTTTCCTTTAGCCTTAGTTAAATTAATGTGTATAACCTTACTATTTGGGTTGTAATACCCTCGACTACCTTTTGTTGCGTACTTTTCGTATTCAGCTTGAGTGTCGTGTAAAACTATCTTCACTTCAGGTGCTATTTTAGCAATTGCTCGTGCAGCTTTTTTTGCTTTATTTACTACGGCTGATGCTAAAGTTGTGTTCTCTATTTCTGTATCTCCCTCTACTTGTTTTCTATTTATAGATAAATTATCTGAAGAGGTTTCAACGTCGTCTAAAACTTCATCACCAAAGAAATCGTCTATATCATTTTGTTCTTCTTGACTTACTTCCTCCTTGGTCTTCTTTTTGTCTTGAGCTTTGTCTTCGGTTTCACTCTGTTGGGTAGACTGGCTGTTGGGTACGCTTTGTCCCACCTCTTCGCTACTTCTGGAAGATTCTTGTGCATCCAAGCTCGTTGTGCTTTGCTTTTGTAGGGCATCTTGTTCGGTTTTAATTTGTTCAACTGTAGGGTTTTGCACCCCCTTATCTTGTAAAGATTTTGTGGCATCTTCTTCTGTAACTAAAACAGAATCTTGAATTCCTTCAGTCTCATTTCTAAAATTGGTATTTGCTTGAGCTTGATTAGTTCCAAGCTGTCCAATTTCGTTTTTTATTTCTTCAACTCTGGCTTCTTTGGTTTTATAAGAATTTAAATTCTTATTCATTTTTTCCATTTCAGCTTCTAATTGTTGTTGCTCAAAGATTAATACTAATCCTTTTTTTCTTGAGTTAACATCTAAGTCACTTGGTAGAGTGTTAGCAGCTCCACTTAATGTTTGAAAATCTAACATCTGTTTTGATGCTTCCTCTGATGTTATTTTACCATTAGAAACGGCTAAGTCTAACTGTGTCTGATAAGCTTCTACAGTTATTTCATCATTTCTTATCATGTCAAACATTTCAACAAGATCATCAGAAAGTAAATCGGAAGTCTTGTTTTTAGCCGCTGCAATTACTGCTCCTGGAACACCCATTACAAAACCACCTACAGCTTCAGCAGCTGCAGCATGTCCAACTGTTCCCCAAAACTCTTTGGTCCATAATTCAGGTTGTTCAAACATGTCTTTATTATTCATGTTATTCCATACATCTTTATAACCCATCTCAGCTATTTGCTGAAGACCACCTGTTTCTGCTTCTGCTAAAGCAGCTTTAGTAACTCGACCAGTAAAAGTTGCAGCAGCTTTTACAGCTGTGTTTGAAAAAATTCCTTTTGCAATATTACTTTGAACAAGTTTATTCATTTGGTTTTTAAACATTGCTGCAGTTGCTCCTGCAGGTAACATATTAGTTACCTTGTTCATTAAACCAGTCATTATAGCTTTGTTACCTGCTATATTTCTAAACCCATAACGCTCTAATATACCAACAGTAATAGCTGTTGGTATTACAATGTTCTTTCTTTCTGACTCAGTAACATACTTAAAATCAGGATCATTGTTCATTTCAACGTTCATTGCTTCAGCTTGTAACATAGCAAATGAAACTGTTTGGGCAATACCTCCTTTTGTTGTTAAGCCTAATCCTCTTGCAATTAAATTTCTTTTTGCTGCTCCTAATCCAACAGCTGGAGCTATCTTTCCTCTTGATGCGAAAGTAGTTAATACAGACGGAAGTGACTTAGCAAGACCAGAAAGCCCAGTGTAAACAATATTACTATTAGATTGTTTAGCGTATTTTTCATCTGAGATATCATCTGCAGATAATATTTCATTAAAATATTTTTTAATAAATTCTTTTTGTGGATTTTTATTTTCTTTTACCTCTTGATCTAATACTAATCTTTTTAATCGTTCACCTCTTGTTTTATCATAAGCATAGTCAGGAAGGTCAATGTATTGTCCATTTAAAAACTTATTTAATCCTGACTGATTTTTATTAAAGTATTGTCCATTTAAAGTTGGCTTAGTTAAATCAAAACCATCAGCTTCAAGTCGTTCGATTATTTCTTTAGGAAACGTATTAAATGACAATTCACCTTCTACTTCTTCATCCTCAAACTTTTGCTCCTGCAAACCTTCTAACCATTTTGTATAAACAGCATCGTCTTCTATATTTTCAGGTACTGGATATCCAAGATCTTTTGCTATATCAATATAACGATCTTTTTTTTCTTCAGCAGTCATACCAAAGTCTTCGTCAAAAAACTGTGCCGCTTTATAAAATCCATCAACACCAGCCCCCCACACGCTTGCAAGGACTTCACTAACACCAGGACCAACAAAATCATTTACTAAACCACCAAAAAACGTACTGTCGTCCGCTTCTTTCATGTCAATGTAATTACCTACAGAAGAATTTATTTGACCTTCAAATTTTTTATAACTATTATAGTTGTCAGTTAATCTATTTTTAAATTGCTTTAACCTTTTACCAGCTGCTAATGTTTGCTGATATTTTATTTTCCATTCAGGTGTGTTTTGTATTTCTTTAGGCTGACCTAATAAAGCATCAATTTCTGCTTCATGAATAGTTTTTCTGTCCTGGTAAACCTTATAATCAGAATTTAGATTCTTGGCTGAATTTCTTACAGCCTGAATATCTTTTTTAGTAGCTTCAGAACTAAAGTATTTTTTTCTGTTTTTATCATATGAAGCATCAAGACTTTCCATTCTCTGGTCAGTCCTTCTGTTTTCTTTTAAAAACTTTCTAAGTTCTTTTGCTGGTCCTGACTCGCCACCAAAAATATCTCCAAAAACAGGATCAAGATTAATATTTATACTTTTAGTTGGGTCATCTTTAGATGTAACTTTCATTCCATCTAATCCACTCATAAAACCACCACCTTGTTCAAAGTCAAAACCATAATCTTCAAAATGATATTTCATTCTGTTGACTACTTCACTTTCTTCTCTGTCTATTAAATCTTTAGTTATAAAAGCTAATGATTTATCAAACTGTGAGTCGCTTGAGTTATATGTAATTGGATTGGCATTTATCTCCTTGCCCTGCTCACGAGGGTCGTATGCAGGGAACTCAGTAACTGTAGAGTCTTCTTCCTGTACATCTATTACAGTATTATCACCTAAAGGTTTTTTAATCGTGGACGTATCCAAAGAAGTATCTACGACCTCTGGAGTTTCGGTAGTAGAGTCCGTAATAACCTCTGGAGTGTTTGAAGGAGAAATGTCGTTTGGATTTTTTTTTTCAACACCAGGGAAATACTCTATATTAAATTTTTCTGCATCTAAATCTGTTAATTTTTCAGATTTTAAATAAGAATATAGTTCAGCATTTTTAGCAGTACCTGCTGCATACTCAGCTTTAAATTCTTCTGCCGATAAATCTGTTAATCCTTCTTCCTTTAAGTAATTATATAACTCTGTAAACTTATCCATTAATTAAACTTTTTTCGTTTTTTACCAGTACCTCTTTGATTTCTTGTTGTAAGTCTTGCATTTTCTTCGTCTAAAACTTTTTGTGCTGCTATATGCATGATTTCGTTTAACTCAGACGGTGTTGCTCCCCCAGCCAACATAGTTCCTACCTCTGGATATATTGGAGGGAGTGATTGTTGTTTTCCAGCTCTATCAAAATAAGAAACTTCAATAATGTACTTATCCGTTACAGTATCTTTTTTAAACGCAACTTTAGCACCACCTTTTATTCCGTTCGGAAGGTAGTCATTCATAACCTGACTTAAAACATCATTAACTTCAACACTATCGTCCCCACCAACCCAATCAATAGCATCCAGTGTTCGTCCTACTTTTTTCTCAATAAGCTCTGTACCAGTTGCTGGTGATGGCGTACCGTTTTCCGTAAGAACTCCAATTTTAGCAGTATTTTGTTTTAGAGGTGGAAGAGGAGCTAAGGCTCTGTATTTCTCTCCAGTTATATTTTTTAATATTCTTTTCTTTACAGCTGCTTTTTCAGTATCTGTAATATTAGGTGTGTTATCAAGAATTGCTTGTTTAAGAGCTGGCTCGTATGCTGGATTTTCAATCATTTTACCAGTTAACTGACCTTGTGCATTAGTTTCCTCTATTTGTGGCTTAATTCCTTGAGTTCTTAACTGTTCCACACTTTTCTTTTCAGATGCTGCTGCAATTAATTCCTCATCAGTCATATCTCTATCTGCACCTCTAAAACCACCACCTGGTTCTTGTCTGTATAATATTGCAGCGTCTTTATATGAGTTTTGATAGTCAGCTGTTTGAGGTGTTATTAATCTATAAACTTCTCTAACAACGTCTTCAACGTTTCTTGGAACACCGTTTTCAAGTCTTGGTATTGTTTCTACTGTTCCGTCAGCTAAGGTGAATTTAATAGATGTATCATCACGAGTTATGCTATCAATCAATTTATTTGGATCACCATTACGCATTGTCATTTCTTTATTTAAGGCTACTATACGATCTTGTGCTGTAGCATCAAATGTTGATTCGTCATCAGACGTAAGAGCATTTGCATCATCCATATACCCAACCATTGCTCTGTCCAGTTTGCCTTGTGCAATGCTTGAAGGACTTGGTTGCACTGGTGCTTGTGCTGATTTAGCTGTTTCTGCAACTTTCTCTATATGACTTACTTGTGATTCAATTGCAATATCAGCAAGTTTTCTTGCTTCTTTTTGTTGTGGATCAGTCATTATTGGAACAGGTGTTCCTGAACTCATATCAACTTTTATCATATATTTTTTATCTACTCCTGGATGGTTTTCTTTAAATTGACTTTCTGTTTCTGCAAAAAAGTATCTTCCAGAATTAGTTAAAACTTGAGAGGCATTGTCGTTTTTTAAATCACCTTTAGCTCCAACCATAGCGTCTATCTGTGTAGATTTCCACATGTCATATGTTATAGCATTACCATTTTCATCTGTCCCAAAGTCCCCTAAATTTCTAAAGTCTTCTTTGCTTATCTGTCTTCCACCACCTGTTAGTCTTTGATATGCTTTACCACTCATGGTAATTTTTACAATATCTGCTATTTGAGCAGTTTGAGCTGTTGCCATATCATCAACATCAATCCTATCTTGCTCAAACTTCATAAAGTTCATTATCTGATTAGGATTCTGATAGTCTTGTTTTCTTTTTTCGTAATCAGGCATTACATCATACAAGCCAGTTTTTGAATTCTTACCCATTGTTACTAACTGCATTTTACCATTAGTAGGGTTAGACCATAGTTTTTTATTTTTTAAATTACCTAAAGCTTCGACAGATAAATTTGAAAATATTTCCAGCTCCGAAGCTGTTGCACCTCCATCTTTTGCAGCTTGTAATCTTTCTTTTGCTTTAACAGCCCAGTCATCCCATCCTTTTACAGCTGTACTTAAACTTGAATAGCCATTTTTTTGTTGCTGCATATACAGCTTATAATCTGAAGGACTAATTAAACCACGCTTTAATAAATTGTTTTGTTCTTGTATACCTTTTACAGACATACTTGAACCATTTATCAGTAAAGATGCAGCGTCTTGAGTTCCAGTCTCTGGAACCTTACTTAACTGCTCTATAGCGTTCTGAGTAGATTCTTCAATCGCAGCTTTACGAACAGCTCTTTCAGCCTGTATGGTTTGCAGTCCAGTCACTAATTCTTTGGACGCTGCGTTCCAGTCCATTTGAGTGCTATCTACACTTCTTTGAGCATATATAGAATATTTATTTGCCCCTGAAGGTCTTGATGTATCTTCCGCCATATCTTTTA